CCTTCCTTGATGTCTTTTTTCAGCGTAGGATACGCACTGAAGTAGACTGAGTCTGTGTTATGCACCAGTATGTCGTTGGCAAAAAAGAACGGATCTTGACGAACCATTGACACATCGTATACATAGTCGTCTACTTCGCCCAAGCAAGTAACTCTCTTTACTTTTGTTCTAATTGTATTCAATTAGGAACCTCCTATAGATAATTTGTGAGTTAGATAGTAATAATTAAGTCATCTTCTTCTAAGTTTTTCGGAGTAACTTCGGTGGTGATCCCGTGTCGGTCTACGATCAAGCTGTGATCTTCTGTTACAGTAACTTTCTTTCCGTCATCAGTTTCAATTTCGTATAATTTCTTTTTAGTCTTGTGTCTCATTACGTAAGCTATCTCTCCAAGTACTGCTTCGTCTTCAAAAGCATTATAACCAAGTACCGCGTTATTCTCTTTTTCTAGTTCAGTTCTAGGAATTGCGTATTCCTTGCCTTGATCTTGTATTACTCTATAATCAAAACGATTGAATAGATCTTCAATAGAAATCTTTTTATCACTAAGCGTAATCAAAGTGTCTCCAGTCACACTGTCACCATAAATTACAGCTTCTCCGACATGGTCATACACACCAGTAATGGTCTTGTTCACCTCTGCGCTCATATGCTTAACGATCTGTCTACCAGTTAGTGTAGTCGACTGTCCAATACGCTTGTCAAAGAATCTACAACCTGGATTAAGAATAGCCCCGTATAGGGAGTTCAATGAAATTTTCTTTACCAGTTGACGCTTGTCCCAAAAGATTATTTCGGTTTTATTGCCGGCTGTGATAGCTTTCTTTAACATTCCCTGTAGGTCTTTACGTTCTGCGTACCAACGCTTTAAAAGACCCGGAATAACTCCTTCAAACTCAGTTGTAAAGATTGTGCCATTAGCGCTGATCATCCAAGGCATTCGACTTTCAAATATCAGTTTGTATATTTCTGCACCGCTGAGCACATCGTGTCTACCGTCTTCCCAGTCAATAGTCAACGCAATATCTTTTCGTTTGTCCATTACAGCAACATATTCAAGACTACCAAAATGTCCTTCCCATGCGCCAGCGAACGTTTTCTTTTGAAGTGTCATTGCTTCATGGACCATTCTGTCTGTCATGTCTGGCCGAAGTTGACCCACAACAGTTTCAGGACCCATGTTTAGTGCTCGAATCACACTGGGGTACAGTGAATTTAAGTCCATTGAACCTATAGCTAAGTGAAGTCCTTTTTTCGGAAAGGCAACGTATGCACCTGCTGCCTGCGTGTTTTCAGTACTGTGATTTTTTCTATTTGGAACCTGAAGGCCTCTATGATGTGCTTCATTTATAATTGCCTGCTCAGTAATAGCAACAGCTCCCATGACTGTTTTCAACATCACTGTGTTTGCGTGTGCAAGTTCGTTAGACAAGTCAATAAATTTCAGCTTCTTGTCTAGTTTGTCTAACAACGCTGTGTCTTGTCTGTTGTATTCAACAAACGTCTCAAAGTCGTTGTTATACAACTGATCCAGTGTTCCTTCATACACAGTCTTATTTTCACCTATTTCAATTTCGCCAATCGCATCAAGTCTGTAAGAATGTCTTTCTTCGTAAGTGTATTTCCTATAAAGATTTAGACTGTCAAGATGCACACGTCCTACAAAGTCATAGGTTTCGGACGTCTTTCCGAACTTCTCGTATTCTCGCTTCTTAGGAAGCTCTCCCCATAGGCAAAACTTTCGTGTATCGTCTTTGCTTAGGACGCGCTGTATACGGTTTACAGTGTAGGGCACGTCATACCCCTCCGAATTCCAACCACTGTGCACGTCAGCGTCTTCCAACAGGTCCAAGAACGTAAGCAGCATATCCTGCTCACCTTTGCCTTTGGAATCGTTAGGAAACAGTATTACCTCGTCGCCCCATCTCTTTTGGCACATTGCCCTGGCTTCCTCTAGTGGGAGACCTTTGGGTGGTACTGCTAGTGTGATCAACATGCTGTCTAGCCACTGTAGGCATACTGTGATAGCTGTAATGGGCATAAACGGGTCGTCAATCGGAGCCCATCCACGCACTGGATCGAAGTCAGTTTCGATGTCCCAAAACAATACGTTCAGCTTAGGGGAATCCTGATTGAGATAGTTTTCACTTAGGCATTGGAAAATTGGATTAATGTCGCTTTCAAACAGTGTCTTGTCTCTGTTAATAGCAACTTCTTTTCGGAAGTCTTTGGTATTCTTTGCAACAATTCTACTTAGACTATCGCCAAAGATACTCTGATGCTTTCCTTTTGGGTCTTTGTAATAAAACGTATACTTAACCGGATATTCTACAAAGGTTCGTTTTCCTTCGCGTCTTTCAACAACGCGAATAACGTCTTCCTTTCTATCAAATAATGCGTCAACGTACATCGTTGGGTATTCTCCTTGTTTATGGCCAATTGTGCCATGCTGCATGTTCGTAAGTGAACGACTCTTTAATAATTATGTTTTGGCATGTTTAAGCATATACAAAGTGACTCTTGGGTCATTCACGACTAAGCAGTCCTCAGGATATACTCTTTTGTCGCCGCAATAACCAGTCATACAAACAACTATCATCTTAGCTCCTAGTTTCTTAACAGTGCCTAGCCTTAAAATCCTTTTGCCGTCAGGTACGACGGCATAGTCTCCTACAGCAATCTTAATGCCCAGAAGGTCTTTGTGTTCTGGTATTTCTGTCATTTTATTTCCTAAAAGAATAGTCCTATTACGTAGATCAATGTAAGTGTACCGTTTAATACAATCAAACTACGTTCTTTCCACAGCCAAGCAACGACGGTCCAGAGGCCGCTGCTGACCACAAACGCAATAATGTAATAAGGATATATGTTAAATGATGATAAGATAGCAGCGGTGATCAGCAACGCTGTTGCTAACCACGCCAGCTTCTGATAAGGTTTCTCATCAGGTGCCTTCATATTACTTGTCTGCTCCGATAGTGGTTATGATAGTTTCGAGGTCGTCGAAGTCATCGTAGTAGTTTTCCCAATCGCGATTCTTAGCAATTTTAATTGCTTTGTTAATCAACGAGGATTTAATATCTAATTCTTCTGCCACAGCTTTTACAGTGTCTTTAAGACCACCTTTTAAATCTTCAATCTCTTGTAATACAGTAATGGCTTCTCTTACTAGATTTTCTAACTTGGCCTTTTCTTCAGGCCCGTAGGTACGATCACTCATAGTTTCTCCTTTGTGTGTTATTGTAGATTACTGTTTATTATACGGTTTTTTTGACAGGATGTCAACCGGTAAATACTTTTCGATTGTCGAACGCACGATGCCAACCGAAGAACTTTGCCTTATAGTCACTCTGGTCGTCGCTTGAAAGATCCTTCCATTCAGATTCACATGCGAGTAAGTTCTTGACACCTTGTTCCCAATCAGTGGATTCAATTATAACTTCTAATTGCTTTTTTGCTAATATAGCAGTTTCAATATCAGTAAAGTCTTGTTCGATATGAATTACTTCCATGCATATCGAGTGGGTAACATAGTCTAGTGAGAAGTCAATACCCCACTTAGGTTTAATGCTTAGCAACTTATTTAGTATAGGACGCGTCTTAGATACTTCCTGGATACGGTGCCGTGCTTCTCTTGAAAACGCAGCCCGATATAGTAGCATACAATGATCGAGTACTAGTCCTTCCTCGGAGTCTTCACTGTCCACATACCACGCCTGTACTGGAGCGACGTGGTACTGTATATCTTTGTTTAGAGCAACACCGTTTGCAACGTAGTGCAACTGTTCAAGCTCAGCAGGAACTTCATAGCCGTCTTTGTCAAAGTCCTTAAATGGAAGCGTTCTTAATTTTTCATAAGAGATAGGAACTGTTAAAAACGGATTAGTTTCAAACTTGTTATTAACGTTTATTAATTTCACATGTACCTCTTACTTTATCTACATTGGTTAATACCATTTGACATATTAACCAATGCTAATTATCTTTTTTTCTTCTTGTCAAACTCTCCGAGTGCTTTGAGCAATGATTCTTTAATAGAGTCTTTATTCTGTGTTGACGCAGATTCTCGACGAGGAGCCTTTGCGTTTAAAAATTGTTCGAATTCTCTTGTTAGTTTAGCGTTTTTAAAAATAACGTCTAGTTGAGCAGAATATTTCTCTATCTTACTTGACACGTTAGAATTAGTTCTAGTCGTTACTGACTTTTTCTTAGATACTGATCCTTGCTTTTCTGGCGATTTCCCTTGGTTGCTTCCGATACCAAACGCCTTTTTAAAATTCTGAGGATTCTTATATCCTTGTTTAACTTCGTCGGCGAGTCCTTCTTCAACGTCATCATCGTCGTCGTATTCGTAAGAGCCTACTAGCTTATCGTCTAGCGGATGATTAGTCCGTCCAGGTTTAGCCTTGGGCATAGGAACATTACCTTTAGCATAATCTCCGTTTTTTTGACTCTCGGTCAATTCTACTCCTGCAAGCGCAGCAAAATCTGATATACTATAATCTCGATCCATGCCCAACGATCCTGCTGCAACCTCTAAACTCTCTTCCAAGTAGTTTTTAGTTTCGTTAGTTAAAGAAGCACTTTTCTTAGCAGACTCTTGTAATTTTCGTAGTTCTTCTTGAGTGTTCGAAGGCTCTATGTCATATAGAGTCCTTTGCAGTTTATTGTAGTCCATAAATAATTCCTGTTACTTCTTTTTTCGAGTTCTTGACTCTTGAAAATTGTCACTAGACATGCTGGTACCTTTATCTCGACTAATAGAACGTTCTGCTAGTTTAGCACCCAAGCGGCCAGCAAACTTGCGTCTAACACTTTCAGTTGTTGGATCACTTGACTTGGTTGTTATTTGCACTTTTTTATCAGGATACTTTTTCCTAATGGTATTTGCTGCCTTCCCCGCTGCATCAAAGTTTCTAAACTCAACCGGCTGTCCATCTTTTTTCCACAACTTGCCGTTTATTAGCATATAGTGTGGAGACATCTTAGACATTTTTCTTGCAGTGTTAATGCTGCCAGCCTTTTCGTCATCTTTGGTATCGTAAGCAATATCCTTGCCCATCTGGTCGCGCTTGGCCGGTCCACCCATTACACCCCCGGACCGATTATCAAATCTACCTTCGCCTACTGTAATTTCACTAGACGGCATTCCGCCTGGCATGTTGATTTCGCCCTTGGCCTTAATCTTGTATTCCAGATTGTGATACACCGTATCCATGTAGTCTGCGGCTTTGGTAATTTTTGCTTGCTGCCATGCTTCTAGATCATAAGTATCTGGTAGTGTTTTCATTAAGTCATGAAGTTTTATTGCATACTCTGCAATGCGGTATAGTTGTGATCGAGCCATTTGTAACTCGTGATCAGCGTCGGCTGTTCCTGCTAGATCAGATATTGATTCATTCACCCTACTGACTTTTCTTTTAATTTTGGTGTTAGCCATAGTTTTAATCTCCTAATAATCTTATTTATCGTTTAACCGGACGCCCACCCATTATGTTGTCATTGACATCAAGGGCATTTTTTGCTGTACCGTTTTTATTTTTCTTCTGCGGAGCAATCGGAACTCCGTTTTTATCTAATTTAGCTTTAGCTTTTGCTGCTGTAGGATTAGCTATGCTTGCAACTGCGCCTGCGCTAGTTCCGCCTGCTGTTGCAGACTCTTTAACCGCAGGATCGTCTTGTGGGTCTGGAGTTTCTTCTGAATCAATGTCGTAAATGTCTTTATAATAGGTCTTAGGAAAAGCATGTACTAACTTTAGTAACTGTTTTACCGGAACGTCTGCACGAATTACGCTGACTGATGCAAGGGTGTTTACTGCTGCTAGCCATCGGTGGTGACCGTCAATAATATAGTTATCCGAACTTGCAATAATAGGCTTTTCATTTTTTCTTTTTAGAAGAGCTTTCATAACCCCTTTGTCACTAAACTCTTTTTGTACTGGTTTTAGCGTTTTTGCTGGTAGCCGACCTCGAGTAATAGTAACACCGTTGCTTTCTAAGTATTTAAGAAATTCCGGATAATCTTTCTCTTTAATCTGTGGCATCTTTCTGCGAGGAATACCAAGCGTCTGTGAAGGATCTGGTTTGTCGATTCGAAATTCGCTTAATATGTTCTCGTCTAGGTCGGTTATTTTCACTTCTTAATATCCTTTTTATGTCTTAGTGTGGGTGGCCGGCCGTCTTTATCTACTATGTTACCAAACTTGGCAGCTTGTATCTTTACTTCGTCAGGACCAACATCAGGAGTAGTGTTTACTCCTTTAACAATTCTGCCTACTGCTTCTGTAATTTCTTCTATTTTCATTCTTACCTTTCCGGCGACTTTGCACCCATTTGGTCTAGTGATGCATCTATGTGCAGTGCAAGTTCAAAATCTAAATCTGTTAATCCCCCTGCATCATGAGTTGTAATAGCAATTGTAACTTCGTTGTAAAAGAACATAAAGTCAGCAAAGTGATCTAATTTTACTTGCGCTTCTTCAATATCCATAAAGAAACGCAAAGTTTGATTATAGTCATCGAACGTAACCTCTTTATAGAGATAGGTGCCTTTGCGCATTTCCCAGTCAGGAGTATGCTTTTTGCGTATCTCTTCTGCTTGTAAGGGCTTTAACTTGTTCATTTATTGCGTCCTCTAAAAGTAGGAGTCTGATTAAGGTTATTAACTTGTTTAAACCATAAATCGAACCATTCAGGTGTGCCTGGCGCAAAACCTTGCTCACGTTGCGTTTCTTTAATTTCTGCTGCTTTATAACTGCGTTCTTCTATTGTAATAGCAGGGGAGTATTCTTGATACCCTTTAAATTCGTTTACTCCAGCCAACTGTTTAATTCGAGCTAATTCATCCATGTTAAGTAAGAGGATTCCATTTGTTTGTTACACTATCCCAACATAAATTTTGTTGGCGGGCAGCTTCGTTAAGACTTGCATGTTCTATTCTAATCATTTCAGCAATGGACTCGTACGCAAATTCCTTCCCGGCTAACTTTGTGCCAGTGTATTCTTGTACAATCTTCCAAACAGCTTGATCCTGTCCGTCGTCAATAAGACTTCTTACCTTGTCGATTAATGCACTGTCATCATTCTCTTTAGCTTTTCTGTAGAACTGAACTAACTCCATCATTCCAATATTACCAGTATATGATGCCATCTCATTAGTACCTCGATGCACTTTAGAGCAAGTGTTTTCTACTTGTAACACCTCATCAGGAGTTTTAAAGTTCTTTTTACGCATTACAGTCTTAGCAACAAGATCAATGCCTTTGCCGGTTTCGTCCCAATTTAACACAAACGGTAGATTTATATCAGTAGACATTGCTTTAATAACAGCTTGGGCTTCTGGTTTCATTTGCGATATCTTCTGACCCCACTTGCGATAGGTATTATTAAACAGCGTAACAATCTCAGCAATAGTAATTTTTGGACTGTTTCTTGGATCGTTCATTCTATTAAAGAAATGTCGCGTAAAGCTAACATCAATATCTAAACTAGAAAATAGTTGGTCTAGATATGTTTCTAGTTTTTGTAGATCCTGCCCAGTAATATTAGGCAAAGCTGTCTTTTGCTGGTTCTCAGAAGTTGCAACTTCATTTGACCCTAACGCATCGTCTAACAATTTTGCCGCTGCGTTACCATTTTTTCCGTACATTAATTGTGCGGCCTTCGACTTGTCCTGGCTGCTCATAGTCGGCCAACCTGATCTAAGTTCGCTGGCACTTCTAATCTGCATTCCGCCGAAGTCAAAGTCAACAGCAGGACCGTATACCATGTAGCCCATCTCGTTAGCAGTGTTTAAATCTTTCCCGGCATAACTTCTTAAGTAGCCAGGCTCACCGTTCTTTTTTATCTGGTCTGGCTTTGGATGATTATCTTTGTCTTTTGTGCTGCGTACAAATACCAAAGCTGTGTTGTCATCAAGTAGTTCTTTATAACTAGTAGCATTAAATGGACTTTTAACTTCAATAAAGTTGTTTTGGGGTACTCCTGACATAATTGCAAGTTTTTTCTTTACATCGAACGGGAAAGGTCTTGATGAGGTATCACTTGTTGCAGCAACATAGACATTAGATTGTCCAAAACTTTTTATAGCCCAGTCGTATAGACTTTTGTGCCCAGGATGGAAGGGATGAAATCCCCCAGGCATTATTGCCACTATGCGTTTTGCTTTAGCTTCATATAATTGTCTTAATAACATTCCCTGTTCCTAGTGTGGTTGCCATCTTTGTCTAGGCACAAGTTTAATCTTTGAATCTTGTGCTACGTATCCCTCGCCACCGCGCACTCCGTCAGTGCTTGCACTAACGTCACTATCTGCGCTATCTAATTGATCAATCACATTATCTTTAGCGTCCATTACTTCTTTAACTAATCTAAAAATTAGTGGAATAGCCTTAGGTGACGCTTGTGCCATATCAATAATTTTCTTTTGTTTATTAGCACTTACTTTTGAATTTTCGAGCCACCTAAAAAAGCCAGTCTCTAGTCCCGCTAAATTCTTTGCTTTGCTGGTTTGATTTACATAAGTGTAAATTATGTTCTTCATATCAGAAAGTCCTTTGATCGGGGCTAGAAATTGGTCAATAATCGGAGCAAACTTTTTAGCATCTTGTCGTATTCTGTCAACACCAGAAGTGTCAATTTCGGGCTGGTGAGTTACATAGGTCTGCCCTAACACAACTGCATCCTTGCTAGCTAATTCATTAACATCAGTAATCGGAGTACCGTTTTTACTTCCAAACTCGCCAAACTTTGTGTGAACAACAACACCAACTCTACTAGCTGCAATGCGCTTACCAAGCTCGCTATTGCTGCTCACAGTGTATTTAACATGATTAGGAGTAAACTCAATTCCTGCCTTGGTCTTTTCAAAAGGGTCACGCGGTGTGTACAACAAGTCTCCAAACACATATCCTCGAAACTCAGGCGGAGTTGCTTGCTGCATAATTTTAAATACCATGCTCATACTTGAAGCAAACTCTGCTCTTTTAGAATCACCCGGATCCTTGCCAGTGTTATTAATAAAATCTTCTAGCTCTTCAGGAGAAGTGGCTTTGGTCCTGCCCCACGCGTTCTTATTAACTAAAACAAACTGCCCTTGATCATCGCGCCCCCAGTAGATAGTTGGAATTCCATCGTATTTAACACTTACGTCAGAACTGTCAGACCCTAGCTTGTCCAGTATGTCTGCCGCTCTAAGAGCGCCTTCGCTACCGTCAACAAACACTAGGTCTTCTAGATGTTGATATTCTCGCCCAACAGTGGCTTCCGTTAATTTCTTAGATTCTCTAAGTGCGTCGACGTTAAAACGTAATGTCATAACACCTATGAACTTGTTAAAATTTGAAATATTATCAAATACAAACAGTTGTGAGTAAGAAGTGTTGCTTAAACGAGTATCTGGATACTTTTTATTCTGTTCGAACTGGTATATTGTTATGCCGTTACTGTCAACAAAGATTTCTAAAAGTTCTAACGGAGTCGTTGAACCAAACAGTCTCATTTGATTATTACCTGTGTAGAATGCAAAAGCAGGAATATACTTGTTGCCTACGACGGGCGTTGTTACACTTAAACTTAGCAGTTTTTCCACTTGTTTGATTGTGGGTTGGTCAAGATCTTCGCTTAGTAGTTTACCGGATATTTCTGCTTCTACAACCTGGATGTAATCCAGAACATTTAATACTCCGTTAATATCTCTAAACGATTCCGGTACCTTCTCTAGAGGAAGATTTTTAATTTTGCTAAACTCAGCAAATCGCATTAGTAGGCCCCGTTTCTTATCTGAGTTAATTCTTCTGCAAATAATTTGTCAACAATCGCTCGTTTGTCGTCTTTCTTAAATACTCGATTAAGACTGCCTAATTGAAACTGGTCGCAGTAAGACTCCATTGCACTCCCTACAGCTTGCCCTAGACATTTATTAGGGTCAATATGTTTTTTTGAATCATGCAGATCTTTCATTTTCATTATAGCAGGAAATAACGTCTTGCGATAAATTATAGGATCATTTCTCATGTAGATAATGACATCCTCGACAGTGCCATCGGTATCAAACGAGTCTTCAAATTCTACTAATCTCATAATATTTCCTTTACCGCTAGACGATCATTTGATTCGTTAATCCTCATCTGACTCTTCCTCACTCGGAAATGTGGACTTGTCCTGCCACTGATAACTGATTTTGTCTTCATCAATTGGCCCACCTTTTGCCCAAGTTCGACAAGCTCTTGCAGAATGGCACTTGAAATGATGCATCCAGCAGTAGCCTAACTCGCCATCTTCGTCTGATGTAGGTCCAGGCAAACAGTCTTTCATTCTCTCAGAAATATCAAATGCTGTGCAATTAGCGCAAACACTTGACTTTGCTGCTTTTACTGTTGTGCCCCAAAACTCTGCAATGTCTTTCCAGTATGTGCCTGGCTCGTCTACACTAAGAGGACCATACTGAACATGCTCTGTATGCACAGCATCATTTCTGTTTACTGTGTTTATTTTCAAATCTTTTGTTGCAGGAGGACACTCCATCTTTGCTTCTGTTAATCGCAAAGAGAATTCTCTGTTTTGTACTGCTGCTATGTCTTGCATTCTCATAATATTTTCCTCACCAGTTCTTACATGACCAAAACTTCGCAGAAGTCTTTGGCCCAGGGTTATCACAATTGTGTCTTGCTCTGAAACTCTTCTTTGCTTCAGGGTTGTCGGCTTTAATTTCCATGTCAGGATCGCCAAAGTTTACTTTCTTAGTATTCTTGGTCTTTGGATCTTTAACGTACACATGAAACTTTTTTGGGCCGTTGGAACTTCTAATAGGTTTGCCCAGCTTAACTTTGTTGCCTTGATACTCCGCTTCGTCTAGCTGTACACTATTATACCACATAACACCGTACTCTTCAAAGAACTCATTTGCTTCATGTGTTTCCTCGTCCACTATAATGCTTTCAACAGTTGAAATTTCAATATCAAAATCGTCGTAACCGTTTTCAAACATATAGTCTGCTAACTTTTCAGCATATTCATCCGACTCGGCTTCATTTAACTCTCGATCAAGAGGTATATGAAACACACTTGCGCCCTGCTCTGTTTCTAAAATTTCTAGATTAGGAAAGATGGTTTGGTCTAAACTTTCCAATAATCCTTCTTTTTTTTCAAAAATTATTCTTACAAAATGATCCATAGCTCTGCCTTAGTGATTTAACACGATAGACTCGATTGTCCCGTCGAGGTAACTAACAAATGCTCTTATCCAAACATAGTTACCAGTAAAGTTAATAATTCTGCTGCCAGTGTCTACACTAGTTTCGTATGAATGTGCTGTGAACCAATCTTCTTCGATAGGATCTAATGCTAGAGTTGCTTGGATAGTGATAGTACCAGTGAAGGCACTATAGGTATACTGAACGGTGTGTACACCGTCTCTTCTACCATAGTAGCCGTCACCTTTAAATTTGTCTCCAGTGACTGTTTCGGATGCAGACGACTCATTGGAGTGAGTATTGTTTGGTAAAATTATTTCGCTAGTTGCCATGCTAATATTTATCAATATCTTTTTTATATACTAAGTAATCTATCCTTCTAATGTTATGTCCAATTAGCATACTAATAAGTTTAAGCACTTTATCGTCTCTTACATAAATGTATAACCCGGAAGTAAAATGCCCGTTCTTAATGTTCTCGATAGTTAATGGGCCAACTCTGCTCTTGTCCTTATTAGCCTCTAACCAATTAACAAAGTCAGGATTAATCTTGTTGTTGCCAAAAGTGACCTTTACTAGAAACTCAGGAACGGAGTTAGTGAGTATTACGTTCTTTTCTGTCTGTAAGAAATTAGCAAAGTCAGCATCAGGTTCCCAAAACTCTCTATTGCTAACTATCATTTTGCTTGCTATTCTATTAAGTAATTCTTTATCATTGGAGTATATTATTAAAGTTCTGCCAGGGTTGAGTCTTATTTTATAATCTTCAGCAAACTTTAATATGGAATAGATATTTTTGGCATCGAGATAATGCTCTATTGTAATAGTGCGAGTTGTTCTCCAAATTATTTCAGTCATTGGTTTGTTGTTTTGATAACTTTCAGTTAGTTGGTTAAGTTTTTCTCTAGCATAACTTAACACACCACTTTTCTGAAGACTAGATCGGAATATTGTGTTTAGCTGATTAGAAAGTACCAGCTTATACTGGTACTTCCCGTAATGCAGCTTTGTTGTTTCAAACTGCTTCATNAATTACATTTGCTGAACATAATAGCTTGATTTCTCCTGCATCACAATCAATAGTAACATTGCCACCGTTCTTTAGGTCCCCAAATAGTATTTGTCGAGACATTGGCCGCTTAATTTCTTTATCGATCACACGTTGTAACGGCCTTGCACCGTTGGCTGGATCAAATCCTTTGTCAACTAGGAAGTCAAGTGCTTCGTCAGTAATATCAATAGTGATGCCTTTGTCTACTACTAGGTCTCGTAGTTCGCACAAGAATTTACCAACAATTTTCATCATTACAGGCTTTCCTAGTCTAGCAAAAGTAATCACGCCGTCTAGTCTATTTCGGAATTCAGGAGCAAAGAATCGTTTGAACTCAGCATCATCATACTTGGCATCTTCCTCGTCACTAAATCCTATGGAGTTCTTCTCAGTTTGAGCAGCGCCAAGGTTAGTTGTTAGGATTAGTACACAGTTTCGAGCATCAGCCTCTTTACCATTTGATCCAGTAATTTTACCGTTATCCATAATCTGCAACAACAATTGGCTAACGTCTGGGTGCGCTTTCTCAATCTCGTCTAACAGCAATACACAGTTTGGATTTTCTTGCAGTTTAGTAATTAGTACTCCGGCATTGTCGTCAAATCCAACATAACCCGGCGGCGAGCCAATCAGCTTGCTTACAGAGTGCTTTTCCATATACTCACTCATGTCAAACCTTACCAGTTCAACTCCTAGGTTTTTTGCAAGTGCCTTGGCAGTTTCTGTCTTTCCGCAGCCAGTTTGGCCTAAAAATGCAAAGCTTCCCACTGGCTTGTTATCAGGCTTTAGCCCTGCTTGGTTAACAAGAATCTTATCAACAATTGATTCGATAGCAGTATCTTGCCCGTAGACTGATCCTTTAAGGTTGGCTTCTAGATTTACAAGGTTGTCAGTTTCTTTTTCTGCAATCTGTGCTATTGGCATTTTGACCATCTTAGCAAGCTCAAACTGTACTTGTTCTTTATCCACAATACGATCACCTTCAAAGTCGTCCTTGAGCTTGTATCTCGCACAGGCAACGTCGATGAGATCTATTGCTTTGTCTGGCAATTTCTTTGTTGTTTGGTACTTAACACTGAGCTTTATAGCGGCGTCAATTGCTTCGCTAGTTATTACTGTATTATGATAGTCTTCGTAGTACTTTTTAAGTCCTTCAAGTATGTCCCTAGTAACTTCTACTGTGGGCTCGTCAACCGTTACGCGCTGAAATCGTCGCATAAGTGCACGGTCTTTTTCAAAATACTTGCGATACTCTTCCCAAGTAGTAGACGCTACTACCTTTAGGTCACCCTTAGACAATGCTGGTTTAAGCATGTTTGCTAGGTCGTTTGCACTCCCGCCACTGCCCGCGCCAGCGCCATTCATCATATGAGCTTCGTCGATAAACATAATTGTCTTGCCCTGCTTTTGCAAAGCATCTAGTACGTTCTTAAATCGTTCTTCAAAGTCTCCTCGATACTTGCTTCCGGCTAGCATTGACCCAATATCTAAACTAAACACTTTGTAATCTTGCAGGAACTTTGGTACAGCACCGTTAACAATGTTATATGCTAGTCCTTCGGCAATTGCTGTTTTTCCGACTCCTGGATCTCCCACCAATAACACATTGTTTTTAGTACGCCGACCTAGTGCTAATGCCAGGCTTTCTAGTTCTTCGCTTCGCCCGATAATAGGATCAATTTTGCCTTTTTCTGCAAGGCTGTTAAGATCGGATGTAAAGCTTTTTAGTGCTTTTTTTCCTTCAGGTGAAGCAGATTCGCTTTCCTCAAATTCTTCGTCAAACTCTTTGGCAAGGTATGCTGCAAACTTAGCTTTTTCAACGTTGCCTTTTTCTAGGTAATAGACACACATTGCTTTCTTTTCTGACAATATGCTCAGAAGTATGTCAACAAGTCCAATTTCTTGTCGACCAGCAAACAGCACTTGTGTAAATGCACGGTTAAGTACACGTTCAACTGTTTGTGTTTTCTTAGGTTTATACTTTGTTTGATCAGTAATTATTTCGTCACATTGGTGAGTTAAGTAGTGGTCTAAGTTCGACTTGATATAATCAACGTCGGCTCCGAACTCTGTCATAATACTTGCAAAGCTCTTTTCGCAAAACATAGCATGGACCATGTGCTCAAGAGTAACATACTCATGGCTGAGCTTTTTTGCGTTGCTGATTGCTTTATCGAAAGTTTCTTGCAGTTCTTTGCTTGGTTCTACCATGTTAAATCCTCATTGTTTATTAATCTTGTTTCGTAGTAAGATAATTTCGTCTATCAACTGTTCATTGGTAATTTTCGGAATCTCTGCATTTATTTCAACGTATAAGTTCCCCCGCTTACCTGTGTTTATATTAGGAATACCGTGTCCTGTAACACTAAATATTTGTCCGGGCTTAGTGCCAATAGGAATTTTAATTTCTAGTTTCTTGTCCTCTAGTGTACTTACTAGTATAACACCTCCTAGCATTAAGTCAAACACGTTTACTTGTTTTTTTGTAATAAGATGATCTGCATCCCTTTCCCAACCGAGTTCATTGTTTACTCTCACCTTTATGTGAAGATTGCCTCGTGGATAATCAGGATGTCCGTTATCCCCTAGTGATTGATAGCGTATCGTGTCGCCGTTTTTTGCGCCTGCAGGAACATCTACTGTTACTGTTTCTAACTCGCCCCCGGCCAATCTGTACTGCATGATCAAACTTTTTCCAGTCAATGTATCGCGTAGCTCCAGCGTTACTATCATCACTACATCTTTGTTTCGAACAGTACGCTGAGCAAACCCGTGACCAAAGCCATGCTGATTAAACGCTTGCTCAAACGGGCTGTAAGGGTGAGTAAAATTTTGACTATTGAACTGGTGGTTGTTTGAAGGGTTATCATATGCAGCTCGTTTGACCGCACTGCCTAATATATCATATGCTTCGTTAATACTTTTAAACGTGTTAGGGTCACCGCCTCGATCAGGGTGATGTTTCATTGCTAGTGATCTATAAGATTTTTTAATCTCTTCAGCGGTTGCTGATTTTTTAACGTTAAGTAAGTTATAGTAGTCCATGCTCTTACTTATCTGAGTTTAAAAGTGTATTAGAAGATCTTGATATTACTTACGTTTCATCCAAGCAGTTGCGCCCATAAATGCACCTACTATGCCTGCTTGTGCAAGATAGAATAAGTCGATCATATCTGCCAGAGCAGCAACTCGATCAACATCTACAAACGGCATGAATAACAACGCAGTGAAAACCAGCATCGTCATTATAGCAGTCCACGCCATCCTCGACTGGTCATTTTGCTTAGCAAGGTCTGCTATTAGCGTTTCATTTTCTTTATAGAGAGCAAACTCAGTTGCAGTAAGCTTACCGTCATCGTTGTTGTCAAATTTTGCCATATTGTCCATGATAGTCACTCCTTGTTATATTTATGGAGTAACTGCTTAAAATAATACTCACACTTTATAAAACTACAGGTAGCGGCCCAGTTTCATCGGTAGTGAGCACCGACACACCATGGGCTTATGTAACTATAACGGTCCCAAGTGCTGTGTTCTTTTAACTATTTACTCAGTGTTACTCTTTTGAATCTTATTATTGATTTCGTCCATAGTCTTTTCTGACTGGATATAGTATTGCCTGTACGCTTTGATAATGCTTTGCTGCTGTTGTATAAACGCACGTATATCACCAAGGTTCAGACTAATTCTTTCATAGCCGTTGCTGGTCAGCCCTAGCAATACTACTGATTCTCCTGACAATCTTAATTCTTCAAATATTTCTTGATAGTTCTCAGGAGTAATAATATGCCATTCGAGACTGCGCATACGGATCTCATCAGCATCTGGCAACACTAATTCTGGTTTAGCAATAGGAGTAAACGAAGCGTCGATCTTTTTAGTAAACAAGCTACAGCCGCTTAGCAAGATTGCAACCAGGACGAGCACTAATATGTTAGTTGCTTTCATTAACGGGCTCCTTATCTTCAAACAACCACGGGCACTCAGAGTTCGCTTCCCTTGCTGACGTCGCGTTCTTTTCTTGTTCTGTTAGTTCTGCTCCGCTCAACAATTCAAAACACCTGCCGGCTTTTTTTGTTGCGTTGTTGATGACTCGTTCAACTAGTCCCGGCTTACGACTTGCTAACACACCTAACTCGTGTTTTTCGAGTTTATTAGCCAGCTGGTTGTTTTGCGATCGAATATCTGCAAAGTCTTCGTTCAATTGTGTTATTTGTGAATTAGCAGAAACAATATTAGATTTGAGAGTATTCACAGCTCTTTCACTGAGTTCCAACGATGTTTCGAGCACAGCATTATTCTTCTGCAGGGTGGCAATTGTTGATTGACTATCTGAGTAATACCAATAGCCTAATCCGCCCATGAGAAGCATGACTAACGCAAATACTCCTGCAAGTTTAAAACCCATATTACTCTCCTAGTAATGCCTTAATAGTGGTCGGCCCCACAATTCCGTCTGCTACTAGTCCTGCTTTTTTCTGCCAACGCTTGACTGCTCGCCCTGTACCCGGGCCGTAAATGCCGTCAGATGTAATGCCTAGCTTTTCTTGTACCAGCGCTACTGTTGGTCCTCTGCTACCTTCTTTTAGTATTACATTGAGGTTTATTTTACTTGACTCAAGATCGCCACCTAGTACGTCCATGGCCTTTATGTAACGCTCCTTTCGGTCGTCCATTCCATGAGTCCCACCGTTAATGCGCTTGCTTAATCCAACGATGTCTTGTCTGTCGCAATATCTGTTTAAGTTATTCTCTTTCCAGAACCAGCATGCGCTTTCTAAGGCACCTTCCTTGGTACGTACATACTCAGCCGCACTCTGTGCACTTATGCCGATGTACGCACCAAATTGACTATAATTGTTAAATCCTGTTAGCTGTAATATGCCGCCGCCGCGATAGTACCAGCCGTCGCCACTTGCAGTGTCACCATTGCCCATTCTGTTGGCGTAAATTATGTTAGCAATTGCCTCTGGCTGTCTGTGGTAGTCTGCTGCATTACGTCCTGCACGTTCAAAGTATTTAGGAAAGATCTTGTTCAGTGCGCTAGCAGAATAATTCAAGTTCTCTGTAAGCACACTAAAGTCTCTGCTTTCATGACCGCATTGTGCAATAAAGCCGGCTACTCTTTCAACTGTGGTAATTTCGTATTTGGGCAGTACTTTACACATTATTTTGAACCAATCATCTGGTTGGTTATTTCCAGTCAATAGTTCCTCTAGCATATTACTATTAAAAGTAAATGCAAATTCAGCAGCTATATTATCTTTTTTAGTAAACAATTCTTTCCAGGACCAATACATGGTTTTCATTCTCAAAGGTTAGTTTATTACCGTACTTGGTAATGTTATAGTCGCCGATATATTTAGACAAGAAGATGATTTCTGAAAAGTCGTTCGCATTAAACGATTCTGATATGTTGTCTAATGTTTCCTGCGCAGGGCCAAAGTCAATGAACTTAAATTGAACAGGATCAGCGTATGTTTTTTTAATAGTGATTATATCGTTTCGCATGCTAACGTCTTCGACAAAACTCCTATTAAAGAAATTCTTATAGTTATTTAGATTAGATTCGTTTACTGTGATATTATATTCGTCAGCGTCAACTGGCATAACTTCTTCTAGCGCAGCCTGTGTCAGAGGCACACTCCTAAAGTTTTTATAGTATCTAAACTTAATCTCTTTCATATCAGTAAGGTTTTTAACACCGTTTGCTAGCTCTTCAATTTGTGACGGAACTGCTTTGTCCCTTTGAATTTCTACGAACACTTTGTATGTTCCGTCACTTTGTTCGCCCGGTGTAGCGTCGGCGTCTAATACAAAGCTATATCCTCTTTCTATAAAATCTGCTAGATCAGTTGCTGATTCAGTTGTCATTGTACTGAACGCAACAGTAACAATATCTTCGTCACTACCCATCTTACTTTTGTACGAGTCTATTTCTATAATCTCGTCTACTAGATCTCTAAGATCTCCTTTGGTTAAACTCATACACTAGCCTCCTCTTCGTCCATTGGGTCACCCATATCTTCGTCAGTAGCCATATCATCTGCTGGTTGAGTTTCTTCTGCCGGAGGAGCAGTCTGTTCAGGCGGTTCAAAAGCATCGCCCATATAACCTGTGTAAATATCTGCCATTAATTTCTTGGGCATTTGAATCTCAACAACCCAAACCGGAAGCCGGTCTAGCTTACCTTTCTTAGTTCCAGGACGAATGTCATTTGGCTCTTCTATCTTTCTCGGCACAACAAGATGAGACTTAGAATAACGCACCTTACAGTCGTAGTCTAGCAGCCGCTTGCCGCCCATTGGGTCGGGCATTTCTTCTTCAGGCCACATAAAAGAGCAGGTTACCCAGTGTCGTTCGATATTGGGGCCTTCAACTACCTCGCCTTCCATCCAGTTTGCATATACATATATGTCAAGATGATCCAAGACTCTTTCGAAGTCTTTAAGCACCTGGAACGATGTATTTGAACCGAAAACGTTTTCAATGTTCTTAACAATATCTAATACGTCATGCATGTTTTTAAGTTGCCTCATTCTATTACTCTTATTTATCGTATGATAAGAGTTCTATACTAATTTATTAATCCGCGACAAAAGGTAAATATTAGTGTAAGGACAACATGGTTACTAAAACATTTACCTTACTCTTCGACCCTAAGGAGGACACTTAATGGGTGCAAAACGAAATACTGCTAAAAAGAAGACTAGCAAAAACTTCGGCAACGTAGTCGAGATCAATCAACGTAAACAACAGCAACAAATTCACATCGTGCCTAAGAGCATAGCGCAAGAATCATACGTATTAAAACTATTAGACGAAAGCAAGAATATTGTCTTCGGCGTAGGTCCTGCTGGCACAGGCAAAACACTGTTAGCAGTTCAAGCTGCTGTGAAAATGTTTAAGGATGGTAAAGTTGACAAAATTGTAGTCACTAGACCGGCTGTTGACACAGACGAAGACATCGGTGCATTGCCGGGAACGTTAGAAGAAAAGATGGCCCCGTGGATGAGACCTATTTTCGATGTGTTACGTGAATATTTTAATTCAAGAGAGTTAGAAGCAATGATGCAGGAGGGAATACTTGAAATAGCGCCACTTGGTTTTATGAGGGGCCGAACCTTTAAAAACTCGTATATAGTTGCAGACGAGATGCAAAATACGACAACTAGACAAATGAAGATGTTACTTACGCGTCTAGGCGAAGGATCATGTATGGCAGTCACAGGAGACTTAGCACAAGCAGACCGTTCTAAAGATAACGGTTTAATCAATTTTCTAAATCTCTTGGAATCAAAAGATCTAACTCATTTGGACATAGTCCGTTTTGCACAAGGAGACGTTGAGAGACATGACGCAGTTAAGGAAGTTCTTGAGATATACGGAGACGAATAACACCTAGTAACTCAAGATAAAAGGAGCTTGGCTCCTTTTATCTTGACTATATTATTTTACTAACCCCTTATTCCTTTTAACGAAAAATAAGTTTCCCACTTGGCATCATCAAACCATAGTATTACT